CATTTAACACATACAAAAATAATATTACCTACTTTATAAGTCTGTGAATTGTCATATCGATCAATTGAAAAATTAGTTGGATATCGTTTACGAGGTGCTTTACCTCCACTTTTTTTCGTATTAACATTAGGTTTACTTCTTAAATAGGTCCAAGGTTTTTCACAAATACGACAAAGTCTTCCATCAGATTCAGGATGTTTATCCTTCATAAATTGAATATGTAAAATAAGTTCTTCCCAAAATTGCTGTTTAGTCATTTCAGGAGCATAAGCCTTAGGTCTTTTGTGTCCTGCATGTTCATTAAAGGCAACATCTTTTCTAATTTGATCTATGCTGCTTGGTTTAAATTTGGAAGCAATACTTCCTGTAATAAAACCTGTTTCATTAGTAAAATATTCTAAATAATTTGAAGCACTTCTTTCTTTATTATTTTCTCTCCACTCATGAGTAACCCCAACAGAACAAGGTTTACAATAGGAATCATAATAACCATCAGATCTTAACATAAAATTATAGATCGGAAGTATTTCTTTACACCTTAAACAGGTTTTATATTTTGTTGATGACTCGGTTTCCATTGGTTCGCTTTCTATCTTTCCATCTAAGATCTATCGTTAATACATTATCGTTTTTACCATAACATATTTTTATTAAATGCCCTTGAGCCGTATCGGATACCCAATGCTTTTTATAATCGTTAAGAACTATTGTTTTTCCAGACATATTTTATTTTTTCCAGCTTCGAGTTGTCTAAAATCCCAATACCCTAATAGATCAGATATTTTACTCATATTATATTTTGGATAATCATCAAATACAAAACGTGTACCTGGTGTAGATCGGTCCGCAAACCATACAACTTCTCTTATAACATCTTTTGTCATATGTGGGCCATCAAAATGTACAAAGTCAAAAGGTCCTGCATCATAAAACTTATTCATAAAATCAATGTCGGTCATATGAAATAAATCAAAATTCTCATAACCTGCATCAGCCATATCTTTTAATAATTTAAGCCTCATCGATTCTGTATAATCACATTGATAACTTCCCGTATCATCATAATGTTGATAATTTAAATTACCATAAGGATCAATACCAATATGTTTATTGGGTTTTAAATGATCTAATATCACTTTCGATCCGAGTCCTTCTCTTATACCAATTTCACAACTTAAATTATTATTTTTACAAGTTGCTGCCCATTTAGCTAACAATTCGTATTCAGTGCTATCACCTAAAATCATGCTATTCCTTTTATAGTTTTAGTTTTTCTAAAATCTTTTTTATCTCTCATCATTGTGTAAGAATCTTTGCCATCAAAATAATAACCTTCGACTATCCAGGTTTTCTTTTTAGGCTTCTTCTTTTTTTCCTTCTTTAACATTTTTCTCCCTCAGTTTAGATTGAAGATATATTTTTTGTTTCCTTAACATATCAATTTCTTCATGTAATTTTCTAATATGTTCAACAGTCAATACATCTCTTTTAACTGTATCTTTCATTGGATGATTATCTTTTAATTTACCAAGTCTGTCTAAATCTTCTGGGGTCATTGCATCCTCGCAGATTCAACATGATCTAATAAATCATTAATAGATTTTTCAGTGATTTCTATTTCACCCTGGTTATCACATTTTTTACAATCTTTTTGTAAATCAGCTTCTCGTGAATTACCAATATATCCATTACCATTACAATCGGGACAAATCATTTTACCACTCATTATTTTCTCCCAAATAAAGTTTCTGGTGTAACATCTAACGGCCGAGATAAAAGGATACCTGTTGTTTCTTCAATGTAGGTTTTCTTTAACTCTTCTTTATCTTTAGCCACCATTAATTTAGAAATTAAATCAACGGCTCTTACTGCTACTTGATTTGAAGTTAGATCGCCTTTAGTCAGATGATCTTTTAGCATTTGTTTATGCGTTCTATTTAGTTTCATATTTGCTCCTTACTTTCGTTGATAGATTATTTATAGCAGATACAAATTTTTCTGCAAACTTTTTTCTAGCTTTTCTTTTTATGTAACCAGGATCAAATCCTGCATTCTCACATAAAATTCTAAATTCTTCACTTTCATTATCTTTCAAAAAATTTAAAGCTTCCTGTCTATCTTTCTGTGAAGTTTCATATTTGGGTGGACCAAAAGCATCTTCAAATGTTTGGCCTAATACTGCTTGCCAAAGCTTAGTTTCTGGATCCTTTGCAGATTCCAGTTCCATTGCAAACATACCATGAGCATAGTAATTAATACCTGCTCTGCTTTGTATTTTAGGCATCGTTATCTACTCCTTTTCTTTTTTACTTTCGTTAATTTACCATTTAATGACTTTGCTTTTTCATTAACTAGTAATGTTATAGTTTGAGATCGACTGATTGTCATTTGTGGCACAATGACGCGCCTAATGTCATCAATCTTATTATAAGTATCTTTGGGTAAAGATACATTTTTGTATTTACTTATGTCTGTCATTAGTATAACCTTTCATTTAATAACATTGTATGTGGGATGTTATAGTAATTTATTCAAGGTGTCAATATGAAATTTTTCTTAACATTATATATTTGTTCAGTAATTGATGGGACTTGTATTGTTCCAATGCAAGAACCTTATCAATATCCTAAAATATTAGACACGCATTACGAGTGTGTGAGAGCTGGACTTTCCGAGTCTTATGAGATATTATTTGCCGAAAAATTTTTTGATAAAGAAATAATTCAACAATATCAATTATATCCAAAGTTTGCTTGTGATAAAGCTATCGCCCCTGGCCACGATACTTAGCCTTGTGCATTCTTTTTTTAGATTTATTGGGTGATTTTGCATGACGTCCAGGACGTTTTTTCCTGGTTTTAGATATAAAATTATTTACTCCGAACGTTTTTGATTTCTTAGCCATATTTCATCTTCTTGAGTTAATTTAATATATCTTATTGATCCATTAATATATTGTTTTGTATCTTCACCACAACTTGTGCATCTATAGTAATCATCTACAATTGCAACTAATATTGTATCTTCACCACAATGTTGACAATGTCCACTAACAGTATCAATACTTTTTAAAAAATTATTAAATTTATTCATACAATATCTTTAAATTTTCCTGTTACGGGTTTATATTTTGTTTTACCCTCAGCTTTAAAAGCATGTAAACAACTCGCTCTTCTATTTTCAGGAACATAGCTGCAATGAATCCATCCCGAGTTAGGTTCACCTGGTGTGTAGAACTCAAGAATTAGCTGATCATATTCTAAATTATTTTTAATCCAATCTGCAACTTCTACATTATCTACACCTGGACATTCAAAATCGGCGGCTTCAGCTTTAGTATGTTGGCTGTTAATAGAACTACCTATTGCTAGACATAATTCAGCGCTACGAAATCCGCTAGTCACAGTAACCCTTCCAAATCTATCTCTAACAGGCTGTAATATATTTTCACAAAGAACTTTTAATTTTTCTATTTGATCTGCAGAGGGATTATTATTTATCCCTTTACGGATTGCTGTATCTGATTTTGTTAATTCTGATAAACTAAAATTACGACTTAAATTCATTGTCTCCACTCACATTCTTCGTATTCGTTATTATAGTCATATTCCTGAAAAGATCCAGCATTGATAAGCATAATTAATGTTCTTTTATCTCTTCAATTCTTTTAATACCAAATTTATCTATATAAACTTTAGCTTTTACTGTAGAGCATTTAACGTGCATATTATTACTACCGCCACTTCGTTCAATTTTTCTTTTAGTTTCTAAACATTCAGATAAAGAGTCTTTTGGAGAATGTTCAATCATTTTCTCCCCAATAAACATACAAAGAGCAACAACCATTTCTATCATTAATGTTTTCCATTACCATTTGAAAATTTAATATCTCTTGTAGCATCTTTTAATCTTTCAACATCTTTTTTTAATTTTTCTATTTCTTTTTCATGTTGCTCTAACATTACATTGGTATGTAAATTTTCCTCTAATATCTTTTGTATTTTTTCAATTTGTTTTGCTTGAAATTCTATTAACATAAATTGTTCTTGATCAATGGGTTTTTGTACACTTGCTTCTAATAAATCATTTTCAAATAATTGATTCTTAGTTTCTAATTTATTTAAACGTTCAATAACACCAAATGCAAACCAAGCACCTACAACTATAGCCCCAATTAGGCCAATTAAATTCCTTAGTGGTAAGCCCACATTTGTATTATCGCTTATTTTCATAAGCCTCTTCTATAATTTATTTTTTATAGGATCAACTACCAATTACCATTGGATTTTGTAACTTTATGAGCCAATACTTTTCCTTTATTAGGTCCATGTTTTACAACGTATCCAGACGTACCATTAGCATTGATATCAACTTCACTTCTAGCACTAAATAAAGCTTTTGCTTTAGAAACTAGATTTTGTTGTTTGTTTCTATTTTTAAACAAATGTGTAAATCTATCAATCATTAATCCTCCTTGATTAGGTGAACCTAATATTATAACAGAAATTTTATTTTTTAGTAGTGTTATTTGGTTCTATCTCATAGAACATTTTGTCAGAATCTTCTGTAATCCAATCCGAGCCTTCGACATCCCAGACTGTATTTTGTACTTTATAGTCAGGCCAATCGTTATCAGTAGTGTAGTTATTAACATGCCACAAAATGCGATTATTAGGCTGAGCTGCAAAATTACCGTTATCGAGAGCCAAAATATGTGCACACTTATGTTCTTGAGGTATTTGAGAATGCTCCACATCAAGAATATTAGGTTCAGGATGGGCCCAATCAACAGTGAATAGATAATTTCCTGGATAAAAGTTTTTATCCTTTCCACGAAACTTACCATCTACACCAGCCAAAAAATCAAACACATGAACAGAAGGCCAATAGCTAAAACAGTTCCACAGCTGTAACTCGTCCGGGCGCATATCGGGCACTTGATCTCTAGAAAAATGTTTTTGGAAAAACGCTGAGATAGGCAGACGATAATATACCGCGCCATTCGGTAATAAGATATGAAAGAGGAGCGCACGGCCAGAGATGCTTGCAATGCCGAAAATAACACAGTCTCTTTCACCTCGTTTCTTTTCATCCATATCGTAGAGATACTCTGTACGAATTTTACAATATATTGGTGGTATATTCGCGTTAAGGTAGGCCATACTTTAATCCTAGGGTTATCCATAAATATCTCCCCAATTCTCACCTGATTCATAATCAACTTTATTTGGGACATCTAGTGTAACAGCATTTTCCATGATTTCAATAATTTTATCTGCATGTTCTTGTGACTCTACAGATAAATCGAGTTCATCATGAATTTGAATATGTGCTACAATACCTTCTTTGTATAAATCAATCATAGCTTTTTTAGTCATATCAGCTGCACTACCTTGAATCAATTTATTTAAAGCTTTGTAAGTATAAGCTCTCTTGATCCCCGGTCCGTGTTCCTGGAGTGCTTGTTCTTGAGGCAAGGCTTTGTGCATACCAAACATATTCGGTTCCCATAAATGAAACCTACACAATCGTCCAAGTAAAGTTCTAATCTTACCTCGTTTCTGCGCTCGATTCGATGCAGCATTCATTAAGTTTTTAACAAAAGGTACTCTTTCATGATACTGTTCAAATAATTCTGCAGCTTTTTCTTTTGTGACACCTAGTTCAGCTTGTAATTTAGTTTTACCCATACCATAGAATAATCCTAAGTTAATGGTTTTAGCTTGAGACCTTGGTATATCCGCCATATCTGCTACTAATTGGTGAAAGTCTGTATTTGTATTTTCATTATAAGCATCAACAACACTATAAACAGATGGAAATTTTTCTAGTGATGCATAATGTACAACCAATCTTGGTTCTTGTTGTGAGTAGTCAAAACATCCCCAGGTACATCCTTCTTCAGGTAAAAACAAAGATCGTATCATAGGTCCAAGATCCTTGTTCCGTGCTGGAAGTTGCTGTAAATTTGGATTGTTATAACTAAATCGTCCAGTCACAGTTCCACCAGCATCAGAACGGATCTGATTTATTTCAGCATGAATTCGTCCTTTATGTTCAAATCTTAAAATTGTATCAATAAAAGTTGTATGTGCCTTGTTAATTTCTCTAGCTTGTGCTATTTTTTTTACCAAAGGATGTTGATGTTCAGAAAGAAAATTTTTAGTAAATGATGGTGCGTCTGATTTTTCAGTTCTTGAATATTCTAAACCAAGTTTGTCAAAAACTTTTGCAATACTTCTTGCCGCCCAAATCTGAGGATCAATACCTGTCTGATTTTTTACTTCTAACAATAAGCTTTCTTCTTTGCTTTGTAATTCTTTTTTTAATGATAGAGCCCGTTCTGCATTTACTCTTACTCCTTTAAATCTCATATCGACTAGACATGGAAATAAATCTGTTTCTAAATTAAAAATAGATTCTATGTCCTGGTGCATAATTTCTTTTTTAAACATTTGCCATAACTCTAATGTCAGTTCAGCATCTTTCTCTGCATAAGATCCAACATGTAATGCAGGGAGCTGCCACATATCTGCTTTTGGATCTAAACCTTTTTCTTTTGCAGCTTCATTTAATGCAGCTTCGTTTTTACCATGACCTAAATAATCCCAAGACAAAGAATTTAATGTGTATGAAAATCTATTCTCATCAATTAAACTTGCTGCAATCATCGTATCTACGATTAAACCATTGATTTTTATACCTAAATTTCGTATCCAACATACGTCATACATGGCATTATGAAAGATTTTTATAGCTGGACTCGCCATGGTATCTCTAAACCATTCTAAAGTTTTTGCTCTATCCATGTTGGGCCCTGATCCGTGAGCAATGGGAAAATAAAATTTTCGTCCCGGCACAGCAACCGCAATACCGACAACTTCACCATTACCTATAACTGAACCTGAACCTAATTTTCTTAAGTCAGGATCTCTAGTTTCTAAGTCAACCGCAATCTCGTCATACGATCTTAAATCTGGATATTCTTCGGGTTCAACCCATTCGGTTTGTGCTACAAATAAAGGTACTCTCATTATTTCTTTTTCTCCTCTTCTTCTTTTTCTTTTTCTTCTGGTTTCTTTTTTCCAAAGATTTCTTCTAAACGTTTTTTATATAAGTCACTAGGTAGTCGACTACGACCATCCCATTGTCTACCTTTTTCTCTTCCCATTATTTTCTACTTTCATTTGTTCAATTTCTAATTCACAATAATGAATTATTTTTTTAAGATCTTCAATTCCATTCTTATCTTTATAACGACAAACATATTTAATAACATTTCCTTGAAAGAAACTCAAGTCGTTAGTCCTTGTAAAAGTATAAGGTTGAATTTTAAAATTTTTATAGTGACTTCCTCCAACTTGTTTGTCTCTTGGAAATGCACTTTCAAATAGATTTTTATCTGTCATAGTTTGCTCCTTTATAGTTATGTGGTAGTTGTTGATTTAACAGGGTTGATGAATATATTTGGGACTCGAAGGCCCCGAACCAACGTCGCTCGTTAGAGCATGAAGCTACCACTCTCCACTGAGACATTCCCTCTATCCCGACCGGTTTAAAATCACAAAGAATAGCCATAACGCTCCTTCTTTGGTTTTAATAAGTACAAACTGTTTTTAGTTCTAGTAATACCAACATACCAAACTCGATGTTCTTCATCTGCTTTTTTAATATTACTTTCAACTGAATCTCTTATTTTTTTAGCATTGTCTAAAACAACAATAACATTTTCACACTCTCCACCTTTAGCTGCGTGAATAGTAGATACTTCTATTCTTGGGTCTTGATTTAATTTTTCTCCATTACCCAACATAGTTCTTATATAATAACATTCGTCCTGGTCTGCTTTTGTAAATACATTGTACCAAAGATCATCTTTTTGATATCCAAAGTCTTTAAGTTTATATAAAGCCTGTGTTTCTCTAAAATTAGGATGCATAGAAACATATTCTGATAATTCTTTTGCATCTGCTGAAGATAAAGCACTACCTTTACAAAGATAACCAAAGTTTAAAATAGCCTTATAAAGCCTAGTATTATAACTCTTTCCAAATCTACTTTTATAATATAAATTATTCTGTCTTAATTGTTTTGATATTTCATCAGATCTATAAGTTGTTCTAGTTAAAATTAACCAATTACCTTTTGTTAAATCAATATGATCCATATTGTATATATGTTGAACTGAACCTTGTATTCCTTTTTTAGGAAAATAATCTTTTTGTTTTCTAACGGTTATTCTTTCTAAGATAATATTTGTAAGCTCTTGAACTGCTGGTGGTATACGATTTGAATAATTTAATATTACTTCTTCTGCAGGTTCATTTAAAAATCTTTCAACATCTGCACCAGCCCAGGCAAAAATAGCTTGGTCATCATCACCAGCTAAATAAATATCTTTTGATTTTTCTTTTAATACATCAAACATCCTC